GTCTTGGGCGTTCCGGTTGCGTCGGAAATGCGAAGCACGGTGCCTCGCATGACAGGGAAATTCGTAGTCTCGGCCATGGTGGCACCTCGTCAGATAGTGGTGGTCGCTTGTATCGCAAAGGATGCCGAGGCCACGAAGGTCGCCGCAGCCTCGGTGATGTCGTAGTCTTCGCAGACGGCATGGGCTGACACGCTCGACAGCGCCGATGGCGAGTCTAGCAGCGAGCGCAGCGCGAGCGCATTGTCGAGTGCCTTGCGCCTCGCTGCGTTTCGGTCGGCAGTCAGAGCGGTGACCATCGATAGGGTAAGCTCGTGCGACTCGCGCGCATAGCCGTTCGAGGCTGTCAGGCCAGCGCCTGGCGTCAGGTCGACGGCGACCCATGTGTCGGCACCATGGGCAGGGATGCGCTCGACCTCATGCCCAGATGGCGCGACGACATAGCCAGCGGCGACGATGACCGCCTCGATGCGCGATTGTAGGTCGGCATAGTCAGCCATCAGCGGCCTCGCAGTGTCAGGTCGAGGAAAGCCGAGCGAGCCGCATCGGCAGCGATAGCAGCACCGAGGCCAGCGAGGTACTGCGCCTGGTCGATGGCGAGTTCTTCTTCGACCTGCTCGACGATGTCTGGCAGGTCAGCCCTCACGAAGGTCTGGCTGCGTGGCGTTCCCTTAGGGTGAGCAAAGCTCGCATAGGGCGCTTCGTTGCGTAGCTGGACATCAGCAGCGAGGCCGGTGTCGCTGGTGTCGACCAGCACCGACTGCCATGATGAAATCATCAGCCGAGTGTCGATAAGGTCGAGCTGACGCTGTCGCTTCTGGGTGCGGTCGACTAGGCGCTTGCCCGCATTCCGGCTGATGCGTCGGTATGCGGCCAAGGCTCGACGGTTACGGCGCAAGAACTCGACCACCGACCGCGCTGGCCTGTCGCCGATGGTCGTCTCGCTAGGTGCAAGCTCTCGGTCGCCGAACTTCTTGACGGCGGTGTCCTGTAGCTCGCGACGGATAGTGAAATGCAGCAGACCCTGCTTCGCCATCAGAGCCCCCGCACGATGCGAGTCACGAGGACTCGGATGTCCTGGGCTATCTCGCTGGCGACCTCACCCATGATACGTGGCAAGTCGGTGTTGATAAATGTCCGCGTCTTAGGCGTCTTCTTGGGATGCACATAGAGCGCATAGGGTGCGGCGTTGGTGATGGCGAGGTCGATGCCCAGACCGATGCCGGTGATGTCGAGCATCTCGGCGCGCCATGACGACAGGAACAATCCGCGAGTCGGGACACCGCGAGGCGAAATCAGGTCGAGCTTTCGCACTTCTTTTCGGATGCGGTCGATGGCCCGCTTACCGGCATTGCGCACGATGCGTCGAGCGGCTGCCCGGCTGCGCTCGTTGGCATCGAGGAAGGCGACCACTGGAAGCGGCAGCATGTCTCCGACTCGCACAATGTTCGGCCCTTCGCGAATGGGTATAAGCGGCACGTTGCGACGGACACCAAAGATGCCGAGCGCAACGTCAAGCACCTCGCGGCGCTTATCGAAGGGCAGGAACGCCATCAGATGCCAGCGCTAAGGATGCTAGGACCAGGGAAGCCAGGACCATCGACGCTGACTCGCTTCGGGGTCGTGTTTGCTACGCCATCGCCATCGGTGTCGAAGCGCGCACGAAGTGACTCGACCTCGGTGCGGAACTCGGCCTCATAGTAGTCGCGCCAGGCAAGGCTGGCCTCGTCGCCGAAGGTCGACAGGTAGCCGAACACCTCGCGCCTCGCGGCATAGACAGCCGCATCGTAGAGCACGTCTGGCGAGTGTAGCTCGGCAGTGGCAGCCAGCGCCGAGTGCGACATCAGCCACCGAATGACCCGATACCAGCCAGCGAGTATCTGCGACTCCCACGATGTCTGGCCTGATGGATACGTCGCGAGGCCATTGTGCGCAGCGACTACCTCGGCATGGGTACAAGGGGCAGACAGCATGTCGGCGCTGGTGACGAGCACCTGACGTCGGATGGGCGGCAGGCTGGTGCCGCTGGCTACCGAGACATCCCAGACCTCGTATGCGGTCGCACCGACTGCGAGGTCGGCAGGGGTCGCGATAGACACTGCGCCGCTAGAGGTCGTGCCTGTCGCTTGGGAGACGCCTGTCGCAGAATACAGCGTGTAGCTGCCACCATCATCGACAGTCACGCTGGCAGTGCCAGAGGCCACCGACAGCGTGCGGCTGATAGTCTCGCCTCTGACCACGATGGCAGGCTCGTGTCTGGATACCTGATAGGCCATGCGTCAGCTCTGGTAGAAAGGGTCTGATGGGTAGCCGCGAAGCCTGCGCACCGTCAGCACAGGCAGGGTCGGCGCTGCGCTGCCATACTGCTCGATGAGTCGTTCGAGGTAGGCTGCCGCTGCTGTCTCATCGACGGACTCGCTGGTGCCGTCGCGTCTGGTGGTCGAATAGTTACGCGCGAAGCGTGCGACCTGTGCGAGCAGGATGCGCGCACCCTCGGCGACTGCTCCGCGCCAGCCACCTTCGTCGGTGATGAGTGCGCTGATGACTTCATCGGTCAGGATGGCCGACTGCTCGCTGGTGTCTGCCAGCCGCAGTCGAACGCGACCGACATCAGTGGTGGGGTCGAAGCTGAAAGCCATCGGCTACCTCACGCGAGCGCGTCGATGCGCGATTGAATCGCAGCCAGGACAGTCGACCGAGGCCGCTGTCGCTGCTGCTCTAGCTCAAGGCATCGGGCCAGCGTGGCGGCATCGCCGCATGCTTCGATGGCCTGACGCACGTCAGAGGACCGACCAGCCAGCATCGCAGACGGGTCGGCCTCTGGTGGCGCACTAGACTCGATGTGGCCTTCGAGCGCAGCGCGCAGTGCGCGCAACTCGTCGACCAGCTCGAACAAGAGCATGATGCCCAACGTGCGAGCCTCGCCGCTGCCTGCTGGAATTTCACCAGCGAGAATGCGACCGAGCCGAGCCTGGTGCGCCGCATCCATCAGCTTGTGGCCTTGTTCGCGCAGGCCGCTCCGCGCCAGTCGGTGACCACTGCGCCAAAGCGGATGTAGCCTTCGAAGGTCACCGTGCGGGTCGCTTCATTGACTCGCGTCCGAATCTCCGGGATGCCGCTGTCATAGACGAGCAGCCCAGGGTCATCGGCGAGCAGCCACCAGGCATCCGAGTCGTCGGAAAGACGGTCCCAGATGACGGGTCGCAAGAGGCCCTTGAATGCGTTCGAGTCGTTGTTCGACCCACCAGGCAGCAGGTCAGACTCGGTGATGGCCGCCACCGTCTGACGCATCGCAGCGCCAGCGAGGATGACCGTCGGTCGGTTGCTGATGGCCTGGTAACGTTCGTCGCGAGCGTTCGTCACCGTGAACTGGGTATACCCGTTCTGAAGGTTGGCCGAGGTCAATGGCGACGAGGTGAACAGGTTCACGCCAGCATCAGCGGCCACCGTTCCAGTGTATCCCTGGAATGGGTGAGCGTTGCCAGACGCTGCGAACCATGGCTTGCCATCGTAGATGAAGCCAGTGTTGGCATCGGGCGTACCACGGTAGGCGTTGCCGAAGTAGCGAGCAGACCCAGCCGCAAGCGTGCCCTTCTGGAACATGCCTGCGATGTAATCATTTCGGAACCGCGAAGCAGCGCCAGCCACTCGCCGACCCCAGTCGATGACGTCGCGCACGAGTCGCGTCTCGGCATCGCGGAGCATGAGCATATCTTCAGTCACCGTCAGCGCAGTCGCTAGCGTGCGGAGCTTACACTGCCGCACTGGTCCCTCGCCGATGATGTCCTGCGGCACTCGCTGGCCTTCCTCGATTTCGTGAAGGTCGCCGAGGCCGATGGGCATGATGGAGCGGTCGCCGTATGGGTAGTCGGTCATCGACTCGGTGGACGGCACGACAATCTTGCCGGCAGGCACCAGCTCGCGCCAAACTTCCTCGTCTTCGGTGTAGCTGTCGGCGATAGCCTGGTAGCCACGGTCGAAAGCAATCTTGTTCAGTTGGTCTACGGTGAGCATTTCAGACCCCTGCGAAGGCGTTAGCGAGTTGAACGATGACCTTGTTGGCGTCGACATCGACATCGACAATCAGCAAAGCGCCATCAACGGATGCAGTGATGTCTGCGCTTCCAGCGCCACCGACGTCGCACTTCTTGCCGACGAGGGTGATAGCTGCGCTGCCCGATGCGGGTGGGAAGGCGTAGTGATTGTTGCCACCCACATACACGAGCGCATCCACATCGCCAGAGGTCGACGGCGAGTCGGCTGTCGCCAGCGTCGCAACCGCCACCCCGTATGGAATGTCGCCTGCGGCGCAGGTCGTCAGGTAGCCCGCGTCGAGTTTGAGAAGGTCACCAGCGGCCCAGGTAGCTGCGGCCTTTACTGGTGCGGAAACGACCTCGTCACCGAGGTCGCGGAATAGGCCATGGTCGAAATCGACTGCCATGTCTAGCCCCACAAGAATGGGCCAGAACGGCCCAGGTTAACTGCTGCGCTTGGCTCACTGTGGGCCGAACCTATCGAG